TTGATTTATCCATTTCAGGGTCTTGTACTATCCAACTTTCTACTGTATGTACACCAGTTATTTTGTTTTCGTGTTGTACTGTAGCATTATTGTTATTGTTGTATTTTAAGTACATTTCTGATGCTTTCTTAACAGTTGCCTCAGTAAAGTATACATAATACTCTTGGTTAGTTTCTGCATCAAATCTAAATATATGCTTATTAGGTATTAGTGCAGGTGATACAAGTAACTTTTGCTCTTCATCTACCTTTGCTAATGTAAGGTTGTGTTTTTCTTTGTTAAAATATACAAAGTTTTCTGCTATTGCAGGTTCAGTTACTAAACTTATAGCATCTATTGTAATTTCTTCGTGGTTTTCATCAATAACCAACTCTACTATTTTTGTTGTCTTTTTTTCCATAATTATATTGTTGCTTTTCTTCTTATATTATTTAATCTATCTTGTTCAGTTGTCATTTCATCTGCTACTACAAATGCTTTTACAACACCAGTAGTGATACCACCCGCATCACCACCTACTATACCACCATTAGCAAAACCTCTACCACCACCTGCTTGATTTATTGCACTTAATAATGGTCTAAACATACGTGTTGATTTTGCATTAATAACGCTTTCACCTTTACTTAATCTTGCATCTACACTATCACTTGTACCAGTACCTATACCACGTACCATACCACCAGTAGCCATTTTTTTAGGTGGTGGTGTTGCTACTATTTTTTTAACTTGCATTAAACCACTTACAACTGTTAGGGCTGCAGCTATTTGTGGAAAAGGTGGGGGTGCAGGTGTATTAGCTAAAGCATTGGTAGCGGCTTGATATGTGTTCATGGTTGCCTGTCCTACTGCTAGTGCTTTACCTGCGGCACTTTCTCTACCTACAATATCACTCATTACATTAAGTGCTTGTAAACCTACTGCCATTTTACTATCTGCTACTGCTTTATCTTCTGCTTTCTTTTTTTCATTTTTTACCTTATCTGCATCTAGTTCTATTTGGTTGTATTTGTCATTAATAGCTTGTTTATCTAAAGCTAATTTTTCATGTATTAGCCTACGCATTTCTGCATCTTCTTCTAATGCTAGTATTTTATTTGCATCTTGCTCTAGCTTTAATAATTCTCTTTCTTTGTCTGATTCCTCTTGTAATAATGCTATTTGATTATTTATTTCTAATTTCTTTTTGCCTAATTCCTCTTCTGCTTTTAACTCTTCTGCTTGTACTCTTAACCTTTCTGCCTCTTCTTGTTTTCTTATACTTGCCGCCTCACTTGCTAATGCTTGTTCTTCTGACTTCATACGTTTACGTTCACTAAAATTACTTCTTTGTATTTGAAATACTTGTGCTTGTAATTGTGCCTCTGCATCTAAATTTTCTTGTGTAGATTTAGAGTAAGAATTTTCTACTTGTTGAAATCTTAATTTTTCTTCTGCTACGTGCAAGTCCTTTTGTAATTGCTCATCTGCTAAGGCGTTAGCTTGTCGCATAAATTCTAAACGTTCTGCATTTGTAAATTTTTCTCTATCTCTAGCTTGTAACCTTAGTTTCATTATTTCGCTTTCAGTTTTAGCCTTATCTACTATAGCCTCACGTTCAAATTTTTGTAATGCTAATCTATCTTTCTCTAATTGAATAGCACTACCCATTTCTTTACGTGTATTTTCACCAAAGTTTAAAACTCCATCTGTAGCATCTTTAACTGCCTCTTTAAAACCATCTAAATTACCAGTCAATAAATTATATACTGCCTTACCAGTATCACTAACAATATCAGTAACATTACCAAATGCTACGCCTAAAGCACTTGTAATTTCTTTTAACTTACTTGCACCCTCTTCACTATCTCTAAAAAATTGTGCTAATGAGCCTAATGCAACCAAAAATATACCTAACCCAGTTGATGCTATACCTACTTTTATGCTAGTAAACATAGTTTTTATAAATGGTATAACCTTACTAATAGAGCCTTTTATACCATTAATAGAAACACCCATAACTTGAAAGTTGCCAATAGCACCTTTAGTTTCATCACTAATATTTTTAGTTTGTTTAGATACTTGCTCTAAATTCTTTTGTGCCTCTTTTGTATCTGCTTTTAATTGTAATGGTATTATTTCTTTATTTGCCATTTGCCTTTTAATATTTTGTTATGTTGTTTTTTGCCTTTTATATTTGCCATATGTGGTAGTATTTGTTTTAAAGCTAACATACCTGACAAAACATATGTACCTAATAGTTGGTATTTTTCATTATTTTTCATTTATATAAAACTTGTTTTTAATTCACTAATCATTACAATAACACTCCAATCTATAGTACAACTTGATTGCCCTGTTACTGTTGCTTTTATATAATCAGGTGTATCGCTAACTGCTACAAAGTCATTTGTCCAACCACTAATACCATCATTGTGATTTGTTAAGTTGTTTTGCCCTATTCTAGTTAATACACCTGCAGTAACTCTAAATGTATTACGTTGATATTTACCCATACACGCATCATCACGACTATCAACACGTTTTGCTAGTATATAACATTCTAAAGCTATTACACACTCTTTTGTTTCATCTACTATAAACCTTTTGTTACTTTCACCACCTATAAATATTTCTGTTTCAGTAGCATCAGTAGTACGCCCCTCATACATTAATACACTACGTTGTGAACGCCCTAAAGAACTTGTAATAGCGTGGTTAAATTCTTTGTACCTTGTTGTGTGTGCTAAATCACCTATAGTGTGTGTACTATCTACCTCATCTATTTGGTTATTATTACCTGTTACATATGTATTAAGTGCTTTATGATTTAATGTATTTTCTTGCCCTTTTATATTTCTATTATTTATTGTATTTATATTTAAGTTGTTTTCATTTATATAACAACTTGTACCATTAAAAATACCACCTACTAATCTACAATCTTCACTACTACCATTAACCTCTTCACCTTTTGTGCCTACAAAAGTTATTAAGTTATTATTTATTTGAAATATTTTTTTTGCCATTATTGTTTTAACATTTCTATTTTTGCTAATCCTTTTTTACCTGCGTTATACTCTATTTTTACAACTTTATAATTTTGATTATCTATTAATATAGTATCTGCAAAACTAAAATTTTGTATGTCATTTTCTGTTAAATATATTTTCGCTTTTACTAGCACCCTATCATTTGTAAACCTTTGTTGTATATAATCATACCAATACTTTAGATAT